GTAAGGATTGGCAAGGACGTAACCGATCGTCGCTGTGGTCCCCATGACGGCCTGTCCTCGCGCGAAGAACTTGCGCTTGAGGGACGGGAGCGGGAACCCAGAGGGCAGACACGGAGCTTCAGGGCCCCACGGAGCTACCATGGACTTCGCGTAGTCCGAAGTGCAGCCAGAAAGGCGAACACCTCCAGACCCCTTTGGAGGGCGAGGCTGCCGAATGACAGCAGCCGACGCAGCGGGCGATTGTTTCTTGGCCTTCTTGCCATTCTTCTGCTTCTTGGGCATGATCGTTGTATGGGATGCCAGACGATGAGCTGGGACTGTACATCCACTTCTACCAGATCGGATCTCACTGAAAGTACGACATCTTCTGACAGTCGGCTATCCCACCCAGGGTACAAATGGGCATTCATCGGAGGGCGGGCTTACGGCCAACGACTCCTTGTCCAAGTGTACCCTGAGGTACCGAGCCTGCAGGTATGCTATGACTTATTTGCACCAAGAACAGCTCTTAAAGAAAACAAACTAAAAAAACAAACAAAAAAATAGAAAAATCATACTAATATAAAAAAAAGCACAAAACTTCCACCCCTCATCCATCTTTAAATAGATGTGAATTCAAAGCCACTCTGGTCGTGTAATTCAGTTTTCGGATCCTCTCTGGCCCACCCGTGCAGTCTCTAGGCTCTACGTCGAATGAACGACTTGGCACTGTCACGCAGATTTTGGGCGGCTTGGAGAAGTGAACCCCATGGACGAGTTTAAAGACCTCCCGGGTCCGCGACGGTTTCATGACCACACAAGATCCCACATCCGTTTCCAGCCTCTCGGCATGGGGATGGGTGTCTCGTCTGGCCTGAGTCTCCTCGCCTTTGGTCTCTTCGCTTCAGGGCCCACCGGCTCACGGAGGAATCGTTTGTCTCGGATAATTACTCGCTCGAACCCCCAGGGGAGCTCGTTCACTTCGTCATCCAGGACTGCGATCACTTCGTCAGCCGCGCTAACCGCCATCGACGTCTCCACTGAGAGCATCGGTCGCGGGGTGGGCCTCGGACTGAGGCGGCCGTTCGCGCGAGTCCACACCCAGAGGGCATGGTCGCGCTGTTGTTCCGTGATGTTCCAGGAGAAATCCGGCGGAGGGCTGATGCCCATTCCACCAAACGCACGTGGGAGATACCAATTTCTCCACATGCTCTCTTTGGCCAAAAGTGGCGCACAGTGCGGCATGATCGCCGTCATCATACTCCATCCGGGCCGCAAAGAGGTCTCCAGAACACGTTCCACAACATCAAACGGGCTTGGTCTTTCGGTCACATCATCGAGACGGTCGCGGCCAACGCTCTTTTTTTGAGCAAGGGCCAGCGCTGCAGCGATTGGGTAATACGTACAGGATTTCATGATCGGTTGTACCGGTCCGTGGCTACAAATAGGGCCAGCCGGGATGACGTCATAGAAACCAACACTGTTCATATTCGCATACTCTTTTGAGGAATACGCTTTACCCACACTGTACGCCAGCCCACAGGCTTTCGCGATCCGTTCGTGTGTCTTCCTCCACGTGGAGGGTCTTCTCGCAAGGGCATCGTCACCATTTATCAACACATCATCCACCAACTTCGCGGCCTCTTCCGCTCCAAAGAATTCAACGTCCGCCGCCAAGATGGTAGCGTAGTTGACCAGACATAAGATCGGGAAACTGGTCGGAGAGCCCATGAGCTGTCCGTTCGTTTGCATGACCGA